AGTGGTTAGTTAAAAAGTTGATTAAATACGCGGTCTTTTACGCTTTCGGCTCTCTTATTTCCCATGTGGAATTGAACCTTTGGTGTTGATGTTGCCTCTGGGTTATGCAAAGTGTGAGGGGCGGGTTCGTTGGCCAATCTCTCGGTCAATTCTTTGTTCTCGGCACTCAAAGCAATCTTTTCCATTTCCAAAGCACTCAAACGGGCTTCAAACTTGGCTTCCAATTCTTTGATTTGTGCAGAAAAGTAAGATTCCTCCATTTCGGTCTTGCTTTTAACCACCTTCTTTGCCATTGGCGTTTCTGCCATTGGTTGATCCTCGGCTTGTACTGGGGCTTCCGTCATTGGTTCTTCCTCGGGGGCTTCTTCCCCCTTGGTTGCGATTTCAACGATTGTACCATTTGCATCTACGGTCATTGTGTTTCCGTTTTCCAATGCAAATTCACCCTCTGGGCATGGAATGTTACCATCGGGAGTAACGATGAATACCGCTTCACCAACGGCGAAATTGTCTGATTCGAATGTGGCTTGACCATCCTCGGTCTTAACTTGTGCCAACTCAACCGCAACTGCTTCCTCGGGCTTCAATCCCAAAGTTGCTAATACGCGGTTTAATGTTTCGGTTGCGTTCATATCTAAAATACTTTAATTGTTTACTTTGTTTGATTTTTGAAATTCGGTAAGGATGTCAATCACCTTGGCCAACTTTTCTTCATCGGTTTCAACCTTTGATAATGGCATGGTCTTATCGGCAAAATATCCTTCAATTGAAAATCCTTTTACACGACCCGTTTTTACATAGTCGTTCCAAATCTCATCGTTGGTAACCTTCAAACATCCCATCCAAGTACCGATTGGATCGTTCATTCCATAGATGGCACTCTTGTCCTTTTCCATGTCCTCTTTAATCCATGATTCAACCATGCAAATACCTTGCACCGCCATCTCATGTTCTAATGTGGCTTTTCCTTGGTTGCCTTTCATCAAAAACATCTGCGATGCACGACATACGGTGTTCTTTGAAAAGTATACATAGAACTCTTGCATTTCGCCATTCATCACTTGTTTGCGGTAAATGGGTTTATCGGGAATCAACACGGGACCCATCAAGATGCGTTTTTCTGCATCCACCTGGGCGAACTTTACTTCATGGGATTTTAACGCGATGAAATTGGATTCAATGGCGGGGGCTTCCACAATGCTAATTGCATCAATGCCACTTGCCATTTGTTGGTCATCCAATATCAATTCAACGATTTTCATTATTTCCCTAAACCAACCAATTTTTTACTGATTGTATCAAAGAACTTAAATAAATCTTGGCTCACCTTTGCGGGAGTGTCAATTGAAACGGTATCAATTCCCAATGATTTTGCATCTTTTTTTGCTTTGTCATATAAAATAACGGCATTGTTTGCATATTTTTTTGCAATGGCAATGTCATTACGCAATGTATCCAAAGATTTTTTCACCTGTGTTTGGGCGTTAATTGCATCCAATTGTGCTTTTTGTGCATCTTGTACAACTCCTAATTCAACGGATATCGCACTTAATTCAACTTGGTTGACGGCACTTGATGCCATGAATTTTTCAAATGATGTTTTCATATTATATAAAACTAATTATCCTGGGAATGTTGCATTTTGTTGGATACGCCTATCCAATGCTTGTTGTGAACTCATATCGTTGCCAACCACATACGCTTTTGCGGGTTTGTTCAAACTCTTGTTCAAACTTGCCGTCATTTGTGCGGATGGGTTTGCAGTGCCTCCAATGATGGAAACACTTGGACCCGCACTTGGCATACTCCCCGAATCGGATTGCCCAGGGATTTGAGTTGATACAATTTTACGGACATTCGCCAATCCCGCTGCAACAACTCCCGCCGCACCAATGTAACCCAATACCCCACCTTGTGCAAATGCCTTGGTTGCACCCGTGTAAGTATCAATGATGGCTTGTGCTACGGCCAATGACTTACCCATTGCGGTTTGTTCTCCCACCAATTGTGTGAGTGATGACAACGCATTTGATGTGGCATCCAATATGGCTAACTTGGCATCCTTTTCCGATTTGCTTAATTCGATTGATTGTTTGGTTGCATTACGCTTGATATCCAATTCTTTATTTGCCAACTGCAATTCTAAATCGGTTGTGTTTTGACCCAATTCCTTTTTGGCTTGAATCATGTTCCGCAACCTTTCCAATTCTAAATTGGCAAGTGTATCTTGTAACTCCTTTTCGTTTTCAATCGTTTTGGTGGCCTCTAATTGCTTAATTGCTACCGCGTCATCCACCGCCTTTAATTTCTCCTCGTTTGCCTTTTGGGTGTCTTCCTTGGCCTTGTCTTGGCGTTTCTTTTCTGCATCCTCGTTTATCTTGGCAATGTCATTGTTGAATTTAACTTCCGCCGCAGTTCTCAACCTTGCCTTTTCTTTGGCCGTGTATTCACCATCCGCAATCTCGCGTTTGGTGTTCTCCAAATTTAACTCCGCTTGTTTTTTGGCTTTGGCTTCTTCGTCCTTAATGGAATCTAACAAGTTTTGTTGCTCTGCACTTCTGATTTCTTTTTGTGCGGAAACGCGTTGGTCTTTGTATTCCTTTGCTTTCGCTGCCCTTTCTTTTGCTGCTTGTTCTTCCTCGGCATTCAATCTCTTTTGTTCACGATTAAACAATCTGCGTTTGGCCGCCAATTCGGTTTCGGCATTTGCCACTTGAATAACCGCCTCGCTAATTGCCTTTTTGCTTTCTTCGGTTTGACCATTCAATCGTTGGTCTTCCTTGGCCGCAGCCAATCTATTTTTGGCAAATTGTAATTCCTTGGTTGCTAAATCGGTTTCACTCTTTTTAACTTGATCCAACGCTTTTTTCCTATCCACAAACGCCGCATTCGTATCGGATAACAATTCACGGGCTTGTGCCAATTCCTTGTTTTGTTTTGCACGGAGTTCGTTTAACGCCAACTCTTGGTCCTCCAATTGGTCTTGGATGGCTACCAACTTACCCGCTTCACTTGCCGTTTCACCAAATAACCCACCAACAAACTCCAACGCCGAACCCAAACCATCGGCCAATACAATCGCCATCTCTTGAACCACCTTAACCACTGGGCGAATGATACCACCAAACACGCCAACGATTTTGTTTAACGCATCCATGCCTTCCTCGGTGGATGTCAATGCTTTGTACAATGTACCAAATATCGCCGCCAACGCTGCCAATACCGCACCGATTGGGTTTGCCACCAATGCCATCATTGATTGCCCCAACCCTTTCATGGAGGATGCAACACCACCAATGGAACCTGGTAACGCATCAAATTTGCTTCCTAAATTGGTTGCAGTTTCACCCGCCCCACCCAAAGCACTCTTGGCTTTTTTGCCAAATGAATCAACGCTTTTTGAAGCATCATCAACGCCTTTGGTATTGACTTTGACATTGTAGTTTATTTCTTCCGCCATGACTTGTATTTTCTTATGTATGTATTTTTAATTTGACCCCAACTTTGGGCATATTGGTTTTTCCCTTTGGCAATTTCCACCGTCTCCGATACTCCGTACCACTCTTGTGCCTGTGCCAATTTGATTATTAGTGTTATCATTTTTTCAGTATTAAAAAGTTTGCCAATGTCACATAGATGGTGTGCATTCCGCCCGTCCTTGGCTTCCATGCCAATGTTACTTCATCCGTTGGTCCTAAATCCAAGATGGTGTCAAAATTCACTGTACCATAATCCACGGCGATGGCCGCAAATCCCGTTGTTTGAACGCCGTTCACCAAGATGGCAAATGTGGAATGCTTATTTCCGCTTTGTTCCAACTCAATCATTGCCGTGAACTTGTATTGACCCCCATCCGTACACACATACTTCGATGGTGACAAGGAGTAAGTGATGTTGTCAACATAACCAATCGTCGCGGAATGTTCCATTGGTATATTCTGCCATGTGGTTGAATCCGTAGCCAACGGCCCACTCAATGAATCACGATACATTGTGACCTGGTTGAATTGTATAATGGCTTGTATGTTGTTTACCTCTTGCATCAAAGTAAATACATTGTTTTTATTGAAAATGATGTCTTGGTTGGTATCCAAATAATCTTGGCCACCATAGGTGTACGCATTCATAATACCATTGGCAACAACATAATCACGGATGTAGGTTTGTCCATTTGCGTTCACAGTTACATTGGTGAAATCTGGTTTTTGACCCGTGGTGCTGAATCGCATTATCTCTACATCTGGGAAGGTAATCAATTCAAGTGATGCCCTTTCGGTGAGCATATCGTATTTGAGTGATTGCACCTTGTAGTAATTCCCGCTTATTGCGATGGTGTCATTTAACTTAAAATTCAACCATTCCCCCACGGGGATGATGCCATTCATTTTTACCAAACGCGATTGCGTTGAATACATACGCGATAAATACTCCGCCCAATAAGTATCCCACAATGTTTTTGTTGGTGCGTCTCCGCTGATGGTTGTCTCCAATCCAAACGCAAGGGAATAAGTCGCGTTGGTGGTTGGGAATGCGGAATACGATGTCATTAATGGTAATTGAGTTTGTAAAGTGTTGTCAAACCAATACTGGTTGTTCACCGTGTATTTACCGCCATAATAAAACAAAGTCAAATCCAACTGCAACGAGTTTGAATCTTGATCCATAAACACGGGAATTTGTAAATCCGTGGTGCGTACCTTTTGACCATTTGCGTTGACCTCATCCATTTGTTGTGGAACGATAACACAAAATATACTCTCCAAATCAAAATTGTCCGTTGGGTAATCAATCAATGGGCTAAATTCCACTGAACCATAATCACGGGTGTTAATCATTCGATAGTAATCACTCGCCAACATCCCATTTTCCTTATGCTTCATTGATATGGTTTTGGGGATTGGCAACTTATCGTGTTCAATATCAGTGATGTCCATAAATGGTGACCAATTCTTCATCGTTCCCGCCAAATACCAATCATTCAAATTGTGTATTTCGATAGTGTTTGCACCTGTGGGAACTAACACGCAGTTAAACATTTTCAATACCCCATTCACAAAATCTTTGATTTGTACCTTGGGCATGGCATCGGCCATTGATACCGTTGTGCCTTTGATACCTTGTGGGGCTGCTGAACAAGCCATATAAATAATGGTTGGGCTTGTCACGGTTGAATATGTGCGATACCCAAATGATACTTCGTCTTGTGCTGACAATGGGCTATCAAAGTACACATACCATGGGCCACCCGTTGAAGTATTGAACGATTGACTTTTTTGAACACGACCATTCACCATCCACACAAAATTGATGCTACCACTACCAACGATATTTACATCTACGCCCACATAGAATGAGTAATTACCATACCTATTGGCCGTATATATGCCCGTAGATGAATCATAATTGCCCGATGGGTTAGTAACTACATTTGGGAAAATTAAACGCGTGTATGCCAATGTCCCAAAAGTGCTTGTGGTGTATGTAAATGGGTTTATACTGGCATTGAATGTACCCGCTTGGTAATAAGTCGGATCGTACAATGGCCCTGCGGTTTGCATTGGCAATACATACAATTTGTCCATTTCGGGTCTTGTTAAAAATGAACCACTCAAAGTATAATCCGCCGCCGCAAAAACATGGGTTAGCATTGCTCGTAGACGGATTGATGGTCTTAAATCATCCACCTCAATACCGCGTGGGTCACGAATGTTTCCATTCACCCCCTTCATTGTGGAATATCTCCACCCTTGGTTATAATCTGCAATTGGCCACAATATGTCACCACTCAATAAAGATTGATTCCATGATAATTGAATGTTGGCATAATCTGCCGTGTGGTTAAACGCATCCCATGAAATTGAATTTAACAAATCTTGTTTCCATTTGTCAAAAATTCGCTTGGTTGTTCCGTAAAATACAATGTTGTACAATTGGGGTAACCCATCCTTGAACTTGCACCCTATCAACTCCACACGACCATCATACACAGGTAATGCGTTGATGAATAGCGTTCCGTTTTTCCCTTCATTTGGATTCCATCCACCCAACACCACATTCTCATCAAACCAATCCGAGAATATCTGGTTGTTTGTATCCGATGCGGGGATTTGAAAGTTCTGTGTGTAATCCGTCCATACACTTGACAAATCTTGTAGGTCTTTAACCTGCCTACTCAATTCAACTGTCTCATCGTTGAATAAATCCACGGGTGTGCCATCAATTTGTAAACTAAACCGCAAATTCATCGTACTATCTTGTTAATTTTAGGTTGGTTGTACTCCAATTGGATGGTGTATTGAATTAACTTTTCGTTGGTGCGTTTTTTATACTCAAATGCCGTGTCAATAACGCGTGTTGATAACACATCCGAGTTGTTCAAAATCAATACATTGGTGGAGTAAAATATCTGCTCAACAATGGCAACATCGGCCTCGGGTATCCAATCCGTGTTTACCGTCATTACCTCCGTGCTATTGGTCAAATAAGGTGTGGTAATCTGCACCCCATAAGTCCATGATTGTGCTAAATTGGCTTGTTTGAATATCGGTTGGGCATATTGCTCACTTGTAATTGCGTATGTCATGCGTGATACCCCGTTAAAAAGGTATGAATCGTACACCCCATAACGATTGAGGAATAACACATCTTGTTGACCATACTTGTTTTGGCAATCAAAAATGACGGGAATCACGATATCATCCCCAGGTTTCACAAAAGTGATATTGGCATTCGTTCCGTATAACCCCGCAATGGTGAACAATTGCTTTACCTCAATACCTTGAATGGCTTGGTCGGAACTTGTCACCGTGTTTGGTGTCACCGTAGTTGAACCCACAACAATCGATGTCACTATTGTAGCATCGTACCACAAATAAGCCGTGGGTGTGTAGGTGGTTAAATACAACGCAGTTTTGTCCGTAAATACTACTTTGTTTAATCCCGCGTTGAATCCTTCCGCCGTATATGAATAGCCCTTTGTAGCCAATGAAACGGAGGATGTGATGGTAGACGATGACCCCGCCGTCCAAATGCCTTGACAAGTAACCGCAACGCGTTTAGCACCGCTTCCGATGTTTGGTTTGTAAGTGGCGTTGACTAAAAACTCACTTGTAATGTATTGCCCTACAATTTTGTGTACATCAATCCATGCCCTTCCCCCGCCGTATTGGTCGGGTAAGCGGTTAATGGTTACCACGGGTGTTGCGGGTAGGGTTGTTGTTCCACTCCACACATACACTTTGAATTGGTACATATACCCCGCGTTGGTGTAATTGGTACTATCGTACGCTTGGTAGATGATGGGGGAATTTGCCCCAACTATTGCATCGGGTTGTTCGGTGAATGTAAAACTCATTTGAAAAGTCCTTTTTTTATGTCTTGTTTCATTGCCTGTGTTAAGGCCTTATTGAATGATGGTAAGATTTGTTGTCTTGCTTGGTTGACAAACGGAAACGGCTCAATACCAAAATACTTTATTTTTCTATTCATCATAAACCGCATCGCCTCGGCATTCGCCTTGGATTTGAATTTGCCCGTTGACAAATCGCGTGGTTGTATGCGTTTCATTTTTACCCAATTACGCATTGAATCAAGTGGGATGCCTTTGCCTGGTTTCCTCCCATTCTGCACATAGTCCGCCGTCTTGTTCATGGTAATACCCATTGTCAATCCTTTGGGGTCGGGTTGGATAGATGCCACCAATTGACCACTTGCCACATAGTTACCACGAAATGTCTTTTTGGTTGCGGATACCACTTGCCATCCACCACCGACCTTTTTCCACTTGGCACGAATCGAAATACGGGGGCGTTTTACCTCCAACATATTCCGACAAGCAATTGCCCACTTTTTGGAATAATCCGTTACAACGGCAACGCTATTATTAAACGCAATCGCCATCGGTAACCCAAGGGTTGATTAAATCAATTGTGACTTGAACTTGATATCCCGCCAATACGCTATCCATCGTCTCAACAAATGGGTTGAATACAATGGGGCGTTGGTATTGGATTTGGTTATAATAGGTTTGCTCTAACAACCACAACCCTTTTGAAAATTGCACATACATTTGTTGGAGTATGTGAGCATAGTTTTCATTCTCCGTGTATCCGTATTGGTCATATACTGTGATAAGATTCAATTGCTCATTCTCGCCTTTCAAAAAGTTGACACGATCCGCAATCATGATGTTCATTTGCACGGATGCGATTTGGTCGGTGAGTGATACGGATTGAATTGAGCAGTGCATCAACGGAAATACCGTGAATGCCTTGAAGTCAAATTCCGTCAATGTGCCGTGGCTATAATTCCACCCCTCGGCGGTTGCTATGTCCTTGAACACCTTGAATGCCGTGCCTATGTGATTATTGTTCATCGCTTGTAACTTTGCTTAATGATTTTTTGTTCCATTTCCGCAATGTCGCTTTCGTAAGCGGTCCAATACAAAGCGGTGTGAATGGTTTTAGTATAGACATCTTCCAAGCGTAGGAAATCTCTTGAAGCGAGTCGATAGACCATTCCAAACCATCCCCATTTTTTGGTAAGGCGGTTTTCATCTGCGGACCCATCTCCGCCTCCAAATACTTCTGGATAGAACTCAGTAAGTCGATTCCTAAACTCCAAAAAAAAACCATGGCCCCAAATGCGGTGTTACAATCCATGTCCTTGAATGCGGTGACAAGATTCGCATTATAGGGTTGTATTTCGTACCTCCCGTTTTGCCCACTATGGGTGATAGGGCGATACAACACACTCATGACTTTCCATAGGTCGTGCGTTTCTTTGGTGTATGTTTCTATGTCAATAAATTCCCCCACCGACATATCATCGATGTTTGGAATGAATCCGTATTCAATGCCATCCATTTTGAACCTGGGCGTGAACTCGGGTTGCTCGGTCAACATCAATGTGATGCGTTCCACGGCCTTTGCTAAAATATCA